GTCGGGTCTTCCCCTTGCGCTTCAGGCGCTTGGGGGTGATCCGCTGCTCAGCTGCCTTGAACGCCCTGAGCGCCGGCCCCTGGAGCTTCACGATCCGGGAGTCGGTCTGCTGGTAGACGTTCAGGTTGGAGTAGTTGTCGCAGCAGGAGCCACCATCGTGGATGACCCCGTACTCGGTCTTGATATCGGTCAAGGTGCCTCCTCGGGCAAGTCTGGCATGTCAGGAATGACGGGTCAACCGGGGTAGGGGCTCAGATGACTCGGCGGGCGTGCAGCTTGGAGCCCTGCCGAACGATGGCCGGTGTACCGGCGTCGGTGGTGAACTGCGCCCATCGGAACTGGACCGTCCCCGGCGTCGACCCGTTCGTGACGTTCGCTTCGATGAACGTCGGCCCCTCCCCGGTAGAGGCGGTGCCGAAGATGTGGGTGGTTGCGATCGGGGTCATGGCGGTGCCTGTGAACGTGCCGCTGACCGTTCCGAAGTCCATCCACTGACCGATCGCCCCGACGGGAACGCTCCACGCCTGCTGGTAGTCCCCGTTGGCGCTGATCCTGACGCTCAGGGCCATCGAGATAGCCCACTGCTCATTCGCGCCGATGGGGAAGAAGAAATGGTCGTCGTTCTGCAAGGTGTTGTTCGCCACGCTCTCGTCGGCGGGCTTGACGATGTCCACCGAGACGGTCGTGATGCCGGAGGACAGGAGCACGCGCTTATCCACGATCTCGGCGGCGGTGATGGTGGCGGTGTTCGCCGGCACGTCCACTGCCGCCAGCGCGATGTTCGTGGAGGGAAGGGTGGGAAGGACCGGGACGATGTTCGGGTCCGTGGGGACGACCGCGACCGGGGTGCCGGCGATCGCTGACAGGGTCCCGGAGAAGTTCGAGACGATCAGGTCCCTACGGGGGTTAGACGACGCCGCGGAGATGGTGACGTTGCCCGCCGTCACGGAGACGGCGCTTGTACCGACCGTGAGCACCCCCGCCGCGACGTGGACGGTCATGTTCGGCGAGCCCTGGGGGGTGACCAGGCAGCCGGAGGTCACGCCGTTCCCACCGATGCCGGCGCTCAGGGCGTCGATGTCGGCCTGGTTCGGGAAGGCTTGGTCGTCGTGCGGTGCTGCGCCGAGATTAGGGATCGTGAAGGCCATCTAACTCCTCTGCTTGAACGATATGGCGTCGAAGAAGATCGCCGCGATAGGATCGGTGGTTGGGGACCACAGGAAGATGATCTCGGCTTTCGCGGCTCCGGGCGGGGCTACCCCGGTTACGGTGAGCCGCTGCCAGACGGCGAACGGGGGGTTGAAGTTCATCGGGCTGGCGATCTCGGTGATGAAGTTCCCGTTGACGTCCTTCCAGTCGATCAGGAGGGAGCACTGGACCGCCTGGAAGCTCTCGAAGTACCCCACCGCCTCGTAGGTTTCCCCCGGCGTGACCGCGGGCTGAGAACCGGGGACGAGACGCCACCTCGAGAAGCTGGCCGACTCTTGGAGCGCGAAGCCGGACCATTCCCCGATGTAGCCTTGGTGCTGTCGGCCGGACGCCGTCACGTTTCCGTCGGTGATGAACCAATCCGAGACGTCGGTCTCCATCGAGGAGGCGTTCGCCGAAAGCAGGTTCAGCCGGACGTCGGCGAGCGGGGTGGACAGGTCCCAGTCGACCCGCCACTCGAACTCGCTATTGATCGTCCCCGTGATGCCCTGGACCGCGAGCTCCTGCTCGAGCATCGCGCCGTACGGCGGGCGGTGGCGAGCGATGACCCGCTCGAGGAGTTCGGTCCCGAGCACCGCCGACCAGTCCGTGTTCCTCGTCCCTAACCCCAGGTGTCCTATCCGCCGGCGGGGTTCGGCGTAGCCGGACAGCACGAAGTCGCCGAGGTCCGACATGTCCGCCCCGTTGGACAGGATCGTCGAGAGCGGCAGGTCGACGCGGCCGAACTCCCCCATCGAGGAGACGTCGGTTACCTCGACGTCGGCCTGGTTCGGCGCCGACACCGTGATGGCGTTGAAGATCTCCTTATCGTCGTCGTCGATGGAGATGTCCAGGTAACGGCGTTCGCTTGGGGTATCCCCGTAGGCGATCGGGTCCGGCGCCGGGGCGTAGGTCACGTCCCGGAAGACCGCGGAGCCGTCCGCGCCGAGGAAGAACGCGCCGCCCTCGGACTCGGCCACCAGCAACATGAAGTCGAACCGCCCCGAGGTCCCGGTAGCCGCTTGGACGAGCCGTGTCCCGGCGTCGATGTCTCGGCCCGCTTGCCAGGTAGGGGTCGTGCCGTCTAGGACGCTGTTCACCCGTGCACCGGTAAGCTCAATCCCGGTGCCGAAGCCGGTCGTGGAGCGGTCTCGGTTCAGTCGCTTCGAGTCGTCGACGAACGTCCAGGTCACGGTCGAGTCGGCCTTGGTCTGGGAGAAGGCCATCGGCCCACCCTCGGTTCGGCCGGTGAAGATCGGCAGCGTCAGGCTCCCCCCACCGAGCGCCCCCGACATGGGTCCCGAACCCAGTCCTGTCCGCCCCATCCTCCACGGGTTGATCCCCGTGTCCACTCGAGCCAGGAACCGCGCCGGACGGTTGGGGCGGATCTCCGGGTGGAGGTCACGGTCGAACCTGCCCGTCCGGTTGTCCAGCACCGCTTGCGCCGTCCCGGCTCCCATCCGGTCCCGTTCTCGTGTCCTGCCCCGGTGCCAGGTGAAGTTCCGCAGGTAGCCCACGACGCTCTCGTACCCCTGCCCCAGGTCTATCTCCGCGATCAGCAGCGGCATCCCCTCGGGCGTGACGACCTGTGGCTCGCCGGATACCACGGGGATGGACGGGGTGAGCGTCATGTCGATGCGCGGAGGCTGGACCGGACCGAGGAACGCTATGTCGAACGGCGTCAGCGTAAGGGCGATGAGGGGAACGCCGGACACGATCTGGTCGACGTTGCCGAACGTCGGGACCGGGGCGAAGAGCAAGAGCGTATGGTCGATGGCCGTGTTGACGTTGAGGATCTGGTCGGCCTGGACGTCGGGGACGAACGGCGTGAGGGTGTGGTCTACCAGGACCGCGCCGACCTCGACCGTCGCCGTGCCGAAGGAGATGGACGTCGGGGCGAACGGGGACAGCGTGTGGTCTATCAGTCCGCCGGCGTTGTAGGAGTCGCCGTAGGTGTCGAGGTAGTCCCCGAAAGAAATGGTGGCAGTGACGTCCCCGACCAGCGGGGCGAACGGCGTCAGGACGTTGCTAAGGAGCGCCGGCTGGACCTGGAGCAGGATGACCGTGTCGGTCACGGTCGGGGCGAACGGGGTCAAGGTGTGGTCGATGAACGCCGGGGTTGCGACGAGGTTCCCCACCAGCACCACGGCCCCCGGCGTCAGGGTGTGGTCGATCCGGGGGAAGGCCGTAACCTCCGGGGCGGCGTATTCGAGCAGCACCGAAGCGAAACGCGGGGACGGAGCGACGTCGGTCGAGAACCCCCACCGCACCTTCGCGCCGGTGAGCTTGGTCCCGTCCCATCCCCCCGCCGGACGGGCTACGAGGAAGCGGTGGAACCCGATGACGATCGAGGTGTAGTCCAGTAACCCCGTCGACGATAAGAGCGTCCCGCCGGAGTCCAGGACACGCAGGTCGGCGTTGTCCGCTTCGGATACCCCAGGAACCGCGTACCCCGCGAGGATCGCCTGGACGTCCCAGACCGTCGACAGCGTTGGGTCGCCGAAGTTCACCTCGGCGTAGGCGGTGGCGTCGGCGGTGCTCTGCAACAGGTACTCGGTGGTCGGGGGCCAGTCGCGGACGAACTCCCACAGGTTGGTGACGGCCGCGCCGGGCTCCCCGGTGATGTGCGCTTGGAGGTTGTGCGTCCCGTCACTATCGGGGGGAAGCGGCAGGCAGATGTGGGGACCGATCGGATAGTCGGCGGCGGTCGCCGACAGCACCGGGTCCGACGTCCAGAAGGTCGCCGTATGGGTCGCTGTGAACGATCCGATGTAGAACCGCTGGAGGTCGGCGGCGACCTGCAGCGCGAGGGAGACGGGGGTCTGGACGACCCCGTCGAGCGCCCATGTCAGGGTGTACGTCGTCCCCGAGGTGTCGAACTTGAAGTCGAGGAGGTGGAAACCACCGTCGACCACCGACGCCGCGGTGCTCGCGGTCGCCGTCGATCCGAGGCGGGCCTGGAGCTTCCCGTCGGTGAGCACGCGGAAGGCCGGCTGGTTGGTCGGCCCCCATCCGATATACAGAGCCGAGGGGACCGAGGGCGGGGCGAGGAGCATGAAGGACAAGGACCCGACGAGTACCTGCGTAGCCGCCGGGGGGTCGGCGTGGACCCACTGCTGGGTGACGCCGTCCTCGGCGATCTTGAGCGACCCGGCGTGAGACGCCGTCCGGGCGACCGTGGTGTCGAACAGCGGCGAGCCGGAGACCCCGCCGTAGGTCCCCTGCAAGGTCGTCCCCGCCGAGGCGGAGGCGAAGGACTGATGGAAGAACGAATCCAGCCAGAACAGCGACGGCGCGGTCGACGACGCCAGACCCGAGACGCTGGGCAGGAACGTGGCGAGCGTGTGGTCGATGAAGTCCAGGTCGAGCGTGCCCGCCGTACCGGTGACCTTGACCTCGGACGCCAGCCCCAGTCTGTTCGAGACCGAGGTCGCCCAGGAATACGACGGCGTCGTGTCCGTCGCGCCGGAGTGGTACGCCGTCGCGAGCGCCGAGAAGGCCGCCCCGGAGACGTCGGCGATCTCGGTGTATCCGGCTTCGGGGTCCGAGACCTCGTTGGCCGAGTGGGTCGCCGCGATCAGCGGCCGGTTGTCCGTCGAGCCGAATGCCGCAAGGGTGACCGTCGTCGACGTGCCGTTCCCACCGGGGGCGTCCGAGGCCGACTGGACGAACGGGTCGCCCGTGTCTACGCCGGTCATCTCGTAGACCGACCAGACGCAGGAGTTCTGAGTGACCGCGGCGAAGTCGAACGTCAGCGCACCCGAACCGGGGGAGGCCCCGGTCCAGGCGTAGAACCGCGTCAGCCGGCGGGCGTTCGCGGCCGTGGTCGCCGTCGCTTCCTGGGTCCACGTCAGGGACAGGCCCGAGATCGTGGGTGTCTGCGGCCCGCCCGCCTGGGAGTTCTGTACGTCCGCGACTAGCCACCGGTTCGCGCCGGGGCTTATCGAGGCCGTGACGTAGGTTGAGAGGTCGGTGCCGTCGCCTGCTGCCGCGAGGCTGGTTATCGCGAGTGCCAAACCAGCCCCCTAGTAGGTCGTGTAAGAGCCGGTCCAGTCCTGTGGACGCCAGAGGGGATTGCCGAGGTTCGATCCGGCGGGAACCTCGAATATCGGATTGCCTTCGGACACGTACGGGCCGACGACGTTGTTGCTAGCGACCGGACCGAACCGGACCATCGGACCGGTGCTCGTCACCGCCGTGTAGGTGGTGTTCCAGATGCGGCATTTCGTCAGGTTGACGTAGAACGCGCCGTACCCCGAGGCCGCGCCGGAGAACTCGTGGCCGGTCATCATGAACTCGAACCCGCCCGTGTATGCGCCCGGTCCGGGGGAGATGTTGTTGTGGTCGATCCGAACCTGGAACTGGTTGGACGCCGAACCGGTGAAGCCGAACCGGAAGAACCTATGGCCGAGGTCGTTGCCTCCCGGAGCGGAAGCTTGCTTGAGCGCGTAGACATGCTCCTCGGTGCATCCGAACGACGCGCCGGCGATGAACGCGCCGGACATCCCCGAGGAGATCGCTATCGAGCGGTAGCAGTCGCGGAAGAACAGGTCCGAATACAGACACCAGTCGCCGAAGCCGACCCCGGTGTCCTCGGAGATCCGCAGCCCCGCGGGACCGTTGGCCCAGTTCAACCCTCGCGCCTGGTTCTTGCCGATGCCGTCGAAGCGGATGTTGTCCAGCCGGGTCTGCCCGCCGCCGTCCATCCAGATGCCGGTGTGATACCAGCCGAAGGAGGTCCCCCAGTCGCCGTTGGTCCCGTCGGTGATGACGAAGTTCGCGGCGTAGCCATCCGACCCCGTCCACCGTAGGCCGACGAGTCCCGCGGCGTTGGCCTTCAGTCGGGTCGCCGTCTTGCCCGCGCCGATGAGCTTGACGCCTCGCTTGGAGATGGTCTGCGTGGATGAGATCAGGTGTGCGCCCTCAGACAGGAAGATGGTCCCGCCGTTGGTGGGCAGGGCGGTATGGGCAGCGTTGATCGTCGCCTTCGCCGTCGCCGGGGAGGCCCCGTCGTTCGTATCCGAACCGCCGGACGCCCGGACATACTGATGGCCGAACGCGGTCGTGAATCCGGGGGACCCCGCCGCTCCACCGGGGGAGGCCCAGGAGCCGTCGGCGCGTAGGAACAGGCTGGACCCGCCGGGGAACCCGACGTGGCCCGTGAGGATGTCCTGTCCTTCATTGAACCCTAGCGGGCTGTTCAACCATGCGTGCAGCAGGTTGTGGTCGTTGACGTGTCCGGTCTCGCCAGCGGTGCGCTGTGGAAGGTCGGCCATCAGAACGTTGCGATACCTGAGGACGACCAGACCACGGTCACGTTCGCACCGTTCGGCGTGATCGGCAGGCCGGATGCCGTGTCCCAATACAGCAGCAGGTTCGAGGTCGACTCCACCCCGGTGTCGCGGAACAGGATCATCGACTCGGCCTGGTTCCCGGTCAGCGCGGAGAACACCGTATCGGCGGCGTCGAACACCCCGCCCACGAACGTCTTGGTGCCGAGCGTCGGACAGGAGGCGAGCGCCGGAACCCGCGCCGCCCCAGTCGCGATGTCGTTGATGAAGTCGTCGGTCGCCACGACGGGGATGTCGTTGGCGTGGTCGACGAACATCGCCTTGATCGTCCCGGCGTTGATGTCCGGCCCCGCCGTCCATACGAGGTTCCGGTACGCCGTGAAGCCAGCGTTAGCCATGCGTTCTCCCTTCTCGGGCCACCACGAGCGGGCGGCGCAATGTCGTGTCTGGACCGGGGACCTCGAGCCGCTGGGGCTCGGGGCTGGTGATCTCCTTGGTGGCTACCAGTCCGTCCAGGTTCGCCTCTTGGAGCGATGCGTAGATCTCCTCCGACACCACCACGTCGCCGACCTGGTCCAGACCGAGGTGGTACGTCTTGTGGATGTGGGTCTGGTTGCAGACCCAGCAGAACATCGGTTGCACGAGAGGCTTGCCGAAGTGGATCAGGGTATACGTGCAGTGGCGGAGGTCTGGGTGGTGGAGACGGACGCCGCTCATGTCCTGACGGCGCCGTTGAAGATGGCCCCGCTCCGCTCGAGGCGCTTGGTCATGATCCGGTCCAGCGCGCCGGAGACCCTCTCGCCATCGAGGAAGACCTCCACCTGCACGCTCCCGCCGAAGCCCATCTCGTTGTTGACGCCGGAGAACGCCTCGCCCTTGTGGATCATCGCCAGCCCGGTACGGGCGACGACCCCGCCAGTGGCAGCACCAGGGACGAACCCCGGTGGGAGCAAGCCACCGACTTGACCCCCCAGCTGCTGCCCTACGCCATGACCCAGCTGCCCGAGCCAGTCGATCGCGCTCTTGATCCACCCGATGAGCGTCTCGATCTTGCCGATGACGACCTCGATGAATCCGGCAACGGCGTGCCATGCCGTAGCGGCGGCGTCCCTGACCACGTCCCAAATCGGCCGGACCTTGTCCATGACGAAGCTGACGATGCGGGCGAGGAAGTTGACCACCGGCTCCACGACCTTGTCCCTGATGAACCCGACGAAGTCCAGGAACTTGTCGATGACGAATCCGACCGCCGTCACCACGAGGGCGAACTGAATCAGGATCATCGCGGCGAATGCCACCACGGCCGCGCCGATGAGGATTAGCACGGGCTTGATCCGATTGAGCACCGGGAGGATGCGGTCCTGGATCGTATGCCAGGCCGTCAGGAGGAGCGGGATCAGGACATCACCGATGGCCGAGGCGAATGGTTTGACGGCGTCCCACGCCCTCTTGACACCTTCGGCGAATGCAGCCCACGCTGCCGGCACCTTGTTCTGGAGGAACCCCAAGAGCTCGTTCAGTTGACCGAGCAGGGACTCGAACACCGGAGCCAGCACCGACCCGACGGCCTCGGCGAGGTTCTCGAACGCTACGGACGCCTTCCCGGTAGCGGTGGCCTGTGCCGCGGCAGAGCCCTCGAACTGAGACGTGACCTCGGCCAGGATGATCTTCTGGGCGCCCATCAGGTTGTTGTGCTTGACCAGTTGGGCTATCTGCTTCTGCTGCTCCTCGCTGAACTGAACACCCACGCGGGTCAGCGAGGACATGCCCGCTATAGGGTCATTCAGGGCCTTGCCCAACTGGATCGTCGCCGACTTGAGGTTGATCTGGCTCCCCGAGGCAGCGGCGTATCCCGCGGCGAGATCCACGGCCGCGGTTGATGCCTGGGTGAAGATGTCGTTCTGGGCACCGGCCTCGTTGCGGATGTTCTTGAACGTGAGGAGCATGTTCTCGCCGGCCTGGATGACCTCATCATCCACCCCGGCCTTGGCCGAGAGTGCATCCGCCAACTCGGCTACCTGCCCCGCGGTGACATGGGCCGCGCCGCCGGTTGACTTGATCACAGCTCCGGTCTGCTGCAAGACGTTCTCGGACTCCTCGAACTTCCCGAAAGCGAAAGCGGCCCCCGCGGCGAGCGCCGTGAAGGCCGTAGCGGCTGCCGCCAGTCCGACGCGCAGCCTGGAGGTATTGGCAACGACGTCTACCGAGAGGGTGCTGATTGTCGGGATGGCTCACCTCCAGTCGCCCAGGCTTGCAGCATGGTCTCGAGTTCCTCGGCGCTCTGTTGCTTGGACTTGGGCCGCAACCACGGCGGTAGGAAGTGCTCCGGCTTACGGCGGTTCTTGTTGCTCAGCAAGGCGACGAGGTAATAGGACAGCGACGCGAACCCCACGTCCACCCGCTCATGGACGAGCAGGGGACCGTGAATCTGTTCGTACGCGATCCAGTCCGTCAGCTCGGAAGCAGAGAGGGTTTCGAGTTCTGCGACGGTTCGCCCGAGAGCGAGGGCAACCCGGAAGAGGGCTGTTCGTCTCGGGCTTGCTCGAAAGTCGCCATCGCCTCCTCGAGCTCCTTGGAGGTGAGCCCGTTGAGTTTCGCCGCTTCGCTGAACAGCCGGAGCACCAGGGGGAAGTCCTCTTGCGCGAGTGCGTTGGCGTCGTCCTCTCCGAACAGCCGGGTCCCAGTCTCATCGACGAGGCAATGCAGGAGCACCTGCACCGGCATGTCGAGCGGCTTGACATCTTCGGACAGCGCCGCTTGATCGGCCACCGTCATCACACGGAGATACACGTCCCCGCCCCACTCGGGCACCGAGACCTTGACCGGCTTGCGGTCTTCCCGATGCCGTGCGGCGAGGATCTGCTCCCTCGTCAGACTCACGACGGGGTCACCGTTGAGACACCAGGCGTGACGATCTTGAGCGTGATGTGTGCTTCCATCGCGCCATCGTCGGTTGCCTCGATCTCCCATTGGCTCGTGATCGCCGGGAAGCGATACGCCGAGGCCCAGTTGGGATGCTGGAGCTCGTAGTACCGGATCGCCACGGCGACCGAGTCGTAGTCGGCCTTCATGTTCGTGTGCGTGGTGACGGTCGGGTCCCACATGACGGTCAGCGTGACCTCTGAACCCTCTTGACGTCCCGGGAGGAAGTCGGCCCAGAGATCTCCATGCGCCGAGACGTCGATGAGGGCACGGTTGGAACCGACCGCCGTCACCGTGCCGATCTGCGTCACGGTGTTGTATGTACCCGTTGCCACGCCGGTCGCCGCGTTCTGCTTGAGGAATCCGAGGAATCCTGCTTGCTTGGTCATCTACCCTCCTTCCTCAGGCGACGAAAACGGCGGCGGTGACCGATGTGGTGAACGAGTTGGTCACCACGACCGTGCCGTTTGACTGGAGATACCTACGCACCGGGGCCAGCCGGATGAACCGCTCCGTGGCGTTGGTCACCGAGATGGTGAGGTCCGGGTTGTACGCCGTGGCCCCCGGAGCGTTCGACAGGCTCGAAGCGTCGTCGATCACGACCGAGTCCGGGGAGCCTCCTGCATTCTTCACATGCAGGATGTGGACCTTGTCGTAGTCTGCTGCCGCCGGCGTGAAGATGTCGCTCGCGCTCACCCCGGTGTAGGTCGGCACCACCCCGGCCTCTGTGACGGTCTGAACGGTGTACGTCGCCATGCTGCCTCCTTAGCCTTCTACGGCTGTCTTGAAGATCGAGGTCATCTCGGCGATGATCCCCGGAACCGACGCTGCTGCTGCCTGCTCCCCATAGGGCTGGGCGTTCATGTACCTAGTGCCCTTCTGGACGAACCGGTCATAGGGTGCTTCGGACCCGACCTTGGTCGTTGCTCCCTGACCCAAGGCACTCTCGTCCGTCGTTATGAGCGAGATGAGTCGGCCCGTGTCCCTGGGGGCTCGGGCGATCATCTGGCGTGCCACGATTTCCCCACCGGCCTCGGTGGCCGGTCCTGCTGCTACCTCAGCCTGGGCACTTGCCTTAGCTAGAGCGGCCTTGGTTTCTGCGATACCGAGCAGCCGTGCTGTCATCCCGTGTCCTTCTTCGCTGTGGTCTTCTTCGCTTTCGCGGGTTGGGGTTCTGTCTCAGGTTCCGGTTCGTCCGTATCCTCATCCACGACGAACTCCTCTTCGTCACCGTGGTATTCGTAGTGCCCGACCTTGTCCATCGCTACCTCTCCTTCATCCGACAGCCACCGGGCGGAACTGGTCGAGCTCCATCTTCTCCCCCATCGTGAGGAAGACCTCCGGGGCGTAACCAGCGGATTCCATAAGCGTCGAGCCCATGGCCTCTGAGGCGCTCCGCTCGTTCAGCGTGTAGGCCCGAGACGCGGACTCGAGACAGATGACCTTGAGTCGTTTGTAGGCTTCGGTCGCCTCGTCGTAGCCGTGGCTATAGGTGACGGTGGCTCCGTATGACCAGTCCGCAGACGTGAGGACGTTGGGGTCCGATCCCCGGATCAGCTTGCGCTCATCGACCAACCGCCAGTTCGTATCCGAGACAGCCTTTACCGTCACCGATGAGACCGCGGTGGCCGGCCGTTCGGGGAGGTAGAGCGTCTGAGACCACGTTGGCTCGAACACCACGACCTCACCGGCCACCGTGGAGAGTTCCTGCTCGGTATAGCCCCGGATGAGAGCCGAGGCTAGGTTCAGGAACAGTTGCATCCGGGCCAGGTCGGTCGGCTCTGTGTTCCCGATGAGTTGGGAAAGCTCTCCAGCAGTGGCGAACGGGTCACTCACTTCTTGTTCACCAGCGGTGCTGCGGTCTTGGTCGTGACCTTCTTAGGCTCGGCCTTGGGCTCATCCTTGGGTTCGTCCTTCTTCCACTTCCACTCCAAGACGTCGCCACTGCGGACGTAATAGCCCTCGTCGGTCTCTTGGATCTTCTCCTCCGCCATCAGAGCACCGCCGCACCGACAGTCAGACCGGTCACCTGGCTGTAGGTGACCGCGATGGAGCGCGGGTAGACGCCCGTAGGCAGCGGGTACACCGCGGTCCCCGAGATGAACGCAGGCTGCGCTACCCCGTCGATGGTGATGATCGTGGAGTTGGCCCCCACGGCGGCGACGAGCACCGGGGTGCCCGTGGACATCCATCCACCGGCGTTCGTGCCGGTCCCCGCGACGGTGTCCCCACCGCCAGATGCCGCCGCCATCGTCATCGCGCCACCCTTTGCTGCAACTGTGATCGCTGCCATGTCTCCTCCTTGCTCGGTTCCGGGGAGGGGGGCCGGGTCTTAGCCCTGCGCCCCCCCCCGTGTCCAGCGGTCCCCGGAAGTCTTGGTTACGTGATGCGGATACCGGACAGGCCCACCGGGCGGATCAACGCCGTACCGAAGTAGGCGAAGATGTTGAGCTCGATGTTGGCCGGGCCTTGCTTCTCCTCGAACCGGAACGTGAGCAGCGGAGACTCCCAGACCCACAGGTCTGAGGCCTTGATCAGGAACATCTGTGAGTCACCTGCCGCTACTCCGGTCATCGCCCAGGCCGGCTGGAACGTGAGCGAGTCGACCTGATATCCGGCCGATGGCGGGTTCGCCACTCCGGCCGCGTTCAGGCCACCGCTCCACGGGAACAGCGGGCGCTGGGTCGTGTCCACTGCCTGGGCGAGCCTTGCCGTAGCGCCCTGACCCATCGCGGCCCCAGTGGGAGCAGCGAACCGGGCGAACCAGTAATCGGCCACGGCCTTGCGGATCGCCTTGACCAGGGTCTGGTTGTCAGTACCGCCGGCCGTGGTGACCGCCTGTGCCCCGGAGGGAACGAAGCCGTTGGTGATGGTTCCACCAGCACCGCTCGCACCGTTCAGAAGGGTATAGACGATCCCCTCAGTCTGGCGCTCGTAGGATTCCCGCATCTCGGCGAATGCGATCTGGTCGATAGCCGGGTTGGAGGAGTCCACGATCTCACGGGTTAGCACGATGCGCCCTGAGACCGCCTGCGGCGTGACCACCTGGGGCGTGAACGTTAGAGAACCGTCGGAGGGGTTCGTACCTTCCACGTGGGTCGCAGAACCGCCCGTCACCGAGACGAACTTCGGCACGGTGAACGGCGCGGCATTGGAGATCGTCCCCTGAGAAGCCAGGCCCACGAGGGGCCGCTCACGGAACAGGTCTGACACATACAGGTCAGGCCGGTAGCCCGGTGGGATGAGAGCCGCAGCCGTGGTGGTCGTCTGCGGTGCGAAGTTCAGCGCGTGGTGCATCACTTCGGCCATGTCCTCGGACTGCCGCCGGAACTTACGAAGCCGAGCGATCGCATCCTCGTTCCCGTCTCGGTGAGCGGCCCATGCATCACGCACGAGCGAGTCACCACGGCCGTCGAACGTGTAGACCGCAGGCTCCTTGAGCGTGCCGTACCGCGCCGACTTGACCGTCTGCGGCCCCTGATCTGGGGTTCCGATGTTCTCGAGCGTGGTACGGATCGAGGCGTCGAGTGTCTCGGTGACGCCCTCACCGAACTGCCTCAGGAACTCTTCCTGGTTCTTCGCAACCCGATCAGCGAGAGCGGTGAGGTGGGCCTCGAACTTCTCGGTGCCGTCATCATCCTCGCCCTGCGGGTTCGTCAACTCCTTCTCGTCCATGTTTCCTCCTTGCCGAGCCGCCGCCACGCGGTCCGCTCGGGCATCATCGAACGCCGGGAAGCCGGTAAGGGCTACGCCCGCCAATCGTCCCTGCGTTACCAATCGAACGTCCTCATCGATGGGATCGGGTTGCCAGCCATCCCCGTCATCGAAATCAACTTCGATGGAGAAGCCATCGAGGACACCGTCCTCGGCCAATGCCAGCGCCTTATCACCCTCCTCCCCGCGAGCCACTTTGAACGTCGCCTCGAGCCCGTCCACGGTGTTGTGCAGCCGTGAGGCATAGGCGATCGGTTTGGTGTGATCGTGGTTCGTGTTCAGCTTCACTCGCCGGGTATCGGCCCAGCGAAGTGAGCCCTTTGCGAACTTCCACTTAGCGAAGCCGGAACGGGCCACCTTCCCCCACGGGACGACGATGCCGCCGATGATCCGGCGCTCGACGTCGGCAGTGAAGGACGCGGAGACCTGCTCATCCTCTGCGAAGGTGATCTGGGTTTCGTCGGTCATGTGACCTCCTGTGGGACGGGGCGCTGCCCGTTCTGTTCCGGGAGCGCTACCGGTTTCATCGCTGCGCGTTGTGAGGGCGTGAGGCTGGGACGATCCTCGAGCACCCGGATCTCCTCCTCGGTGTAGGCCCCCACCGGCTTGCCGATGGCGTAGGACTCCATACGGCCCTTGGTGTCGGCTCGCAGGAAGCCGTCTAGGTTCACCTTGGCTGCGTAGCCACGGGGGAGGACGTCCCTCATCGAGAGGCGCTGTTCCACCGCGCTCATGTAGGCCGTCAAGGTGAAGTCCAGGAGGTCCCTACGTCGCTGCTCGCTGTTCTGGTAGGTGCGCGAGGTCGTAGAAACCCCCAAGTCTTCCGGGTCGATGCCAGCCGCCCTAGCGATCTCCAGAACCGCGTGCTGACGCTGGTCCGCTAGTTGGATCTGCTCGGCATTGAACTGAAGCTCCTTGATGTCCCATGCCCTGCCGAGATAGCCCCAGACCTTGCTTCGCCTAGCCTCGTTCCACTTGTCCAGAATCTCCTGGATATCCTTGGCGTTCTCTCGGGGATTCGACCCATCCTTGGGGGTGAACACCCCGAGGGGTACGGGGGTCTCGGCATAGTTCGATGCCGTGATGTCCAGGTTCAGACAGGCCCGGATCGCCCTAGCCGCGTGACGTAGCAGCGGTGGGTTCGGGGAGTCGAACCGGATGACGTCCTCGTCCCTAACCTCGTAGCCGTCGATGTAGATACGGTTCGGACCGACGGTGGTAGCGTGAGCACCCAGCACCGGAAGGTCTTTCCCCGAGACGAAGACCCGGTCCGTGCTGATGTGCTCGGCATAGGTCGGGTAGCCATGGAACCCTCTATCGAGAACCCTCCACCAGGACTCGCCCTCGAACAGGAGATCCTCGTACGTTTCTGCGAACGTGACGATGTTGGGGATATCGGGGTCGATCTGCTCGAGAAGTGTCGTCGGGGAGGCTTCTCGGCGTTCCTTGTCCCGGATATGGATAGGAAGGGAGGCCAATGTGCCTGCGATGAGGTTCCTTGCGCGTAAAACGGCCGGCACCTGTAGAGCCTGATTGCGAGAGATGCGCGGGGCGATGGTTCCCCCGCTGGTCATCCCCTCCATCATCTCGGGGGGGACGGTGATATCGAACTTGAGATCAGGTTCGGGGGTGAAGCCGGGGGCGACGCCTGAGTTCTGGCGAATGAAGCTCAACAACCCCATCAGGCCACGCCCGAGGGCAGAACGAACATCGGGGTCGGGGACGGGGCCTCTGTCGCATCATGTAGTGCCAGGGCCACGGCGATCGCTCCCGGTGTGTGGGGCTCGGGATCCAAGTGCCATCCTTGGATCGTCTCCTTGGTTCGGGCGGCGAGCACCTGGGAACGGAGCTCGGGGTCGCCGTCATGCCCCAACAGCCCCCCGGAGACATAGCGCCACATCGTTGAGGTGGCCTGGGACAGCCGGCGAGCGCGTTGGGGAACCTCCTGCATCGGCAGCCCTTCCTCCTCCAAGATCTCGGCGGGACGCATGAACTGGTCCGCGTCGTAGGTGATCCCGAGAACCTCATAGAAACGGTTGATGTCCCGGAGCGCGGCCTCGACCTCCCACAGGGGCACCCGACCCGTCAGGGGCGGGGGGATGGTCCGGAGCTTGACCGCCGCCTTATCTCCCCGTAGCGACACGATCCCGATGCCGATACCCGTGGCTACGCGGACACAGACGTAGACCTCATCACCCTCCGTGACGTTGCCCACGTCCCAGGTGAGCCCATCCCAGACCTTCGGCTCGATCCAAGACTCGAGACGGTTGGGCTGCCCACAGACGAACCGCCGCCAGTGGGCCGGCGTCATGGAGGGTGAGGAATACTTCCGTTCGAGCACCTGTCGGGTGATCGCCTTCAGCGGGTTGGCCTTGAGAACGTCGTCCAGGTTGTCCGGGTCGCCGTCGTCAGGCACGGCGTATTCGTGGAGAACCGCGTTCGGGCTCACCACCCGAACGAATGACCCCTTGCGGGTGGCTGTCCCAGACTCCCGCATGGTCTTCCGCAGAGCCTCGAACTCCCCATCAGGTTCCCCAGCCGTCGAGATGGAGATCATCTGACCGCCGCGCTTCTCTAGCTTGCCCCGCCAGGTCCGGTACAGGTTGAGGTTTCGGTGCCTGTGGAGCTCCTCCAGGATGGCTAGGGTCGGGATAACCCCGTCTCCCGTCCTGTCGTCTGCGGCGAAGATCTGAGCCCTCGAGCCCGAAGCGTCACATCTGATACGGCGATAGCCTTCTTGGCATCGGAATCGCTTCTCCAGGTCGGAACGCTCCACGAAGCCGGCTGCCGCCTGATAGAGCCATTCAGCCTGATCCCTCGAGGATGCGGCCACGACCACCCTGGCGTTCGGCTTGAACTCCAGGTGGTAGAGCAGGAACCCCCCGGTGAACGTCGTCTTGGCGTTGCCCTCGGGGATCACCAACAGAGATTCCATGGTGCCCGAGAACACGTCCTTGAGGAATCGGGCCTGGAAGGGCTCGATCTCCCAGGGCTGGCCGTTGTCCAGGGTCAGTTCCCTGGCCCAGGCACGGAAATGGGGGACCGTGAAGGGCTGTTTCTCGCCGGCCGGGCTAGCGGTCGCTCTGGGGATGTCGCTGGGAAAAATCCGATCGTTTCCGTTTCGCGTTCGCGATCTTTCGCCCTTGTGCTGCGTCTCGGTTATCTTTGGCCCTTGCATGGGAGGCACATAGGCTCCTTAGATTGATGTCCTCGTCTGTGCCACCCCTAGCCCTAGCTATGATGTGGTCTACGGTCACAGCTTCATGACCACATACCCTGCAGTCAGGCTCGAGGGCTAGGTGTCGTGCTCTTATGGCCCCCCAACCTGGATTCATGGGTGTGCCTGATGGCCTACCCCTTCCACCGTGAGCACCACAGGTGGATGAGGGGGGTATGGCCCATCCCCTACAACCGTTGGTGATGCACCTCCTGGGTGGCATCTAGCCCACCTTGGGTCGGATGACTACCTCTAGGTAGGAGCGTTGGGGGAAGCGTTGGATAGCACCGCTGGCGAAGGTGACTATGGCCTCTACTAGATATGTGCCTGGTACGTCGGTGTCTGGGGCTACCCAGTTGTACGTGAGGATGCCCTCTAGTGGGGTGGTGTTGGTCAGGGTCTTGGTCAGGACCGTGCTGCCATGCACCTTCCTGATCTTGGCTACCAGGGAGGTTGCGCCTGTGGTATCGGCGTTGGTGTCGATCACCAGGGGGGGATAGAGGTCTCCCTGTTTGATGAACACTATGTAGCCGTGCCTGTGAAGAGCCCGTTCACCTGGTCGCAGTCGAAGGTGATCGTGTTGCCTGTGGTGATCGTGGTATCCCCACCTACGTCGATGTACCCGATGAGGGGGTCGGCTGGGGTCGTGGGGGTGTCGTTCCAGATGGCGCAGTAGCGGAATGGACCGATAGAACCACCTGATGCCGTCCATGAGAAGTCAGCAACCACGAAGTTGATCGGCTCCGTCTCATCGGGAATGGAACAGGTGAGGGTCTGACCGAGAGCCGTATATCCGTTGGCCGTGCTGAGCTCGTTCGTGGCATCGGCTTTCACCTCGTTGGTCGCCGTGTTGGGGACCCATGTCGATGTATGCAGGGTCGCTTTGATCGTGTGGCTGAGCCAGTCTGTCGCCCCAGTGTCTCCCGCTGAGCCTCCACCAAGGAAGTTCACCGCCGCTTTATCGAACATAACGAAAGTTGCCATCAGACCTCCTGAAGAACCGCTTTGCCTTCCTGCCCCGTGTTCCTTGCTATTCCCTCGGTGCCCGTAGTCCTAGCCCTGCCCTCTAGGCCGGTATTGAAGGCGTATGCCTCCGCGCCGATCAGGACCGCTTTGGGTTCGAGTACCGGTAGACCAAGACTGAGGCCACTTTGGGTCACTGCAACAGCTTGACCCTGCCAGACCACCGAACCGGCGGTGACCGTGACGATGGTTGGAACAATGACCGAGACCGATTGGCCGGCCCATACCACCTGACCGGCGAATACGGGGGTGATGCGTACAACATTGACCGATTGCCCTGCCCACTGGACGGTTCCAGCGGTGACGGCATATGTGGTCTTCAGGGCTACCGCTTGGCCTGTCCACGTCACCGACCCTGCGGTGACAGAGACCACGGTCGCTATAGAGACACCAACCGTTTGCCCAGACCATAGAACCGAACCAGCCGCAACCGGGACTGTCAGGTTCGCTGCAGCCGATTGCCCAGACCATGTAACCGAGCCCGCTGTAACCGGGATGACGGTCGCTATGGCTATGGTGACGGTCTGACCTGACCAGAGAACCGATCCGGCCGTTACTGGGACCGTGCGGTTCGCCGTTACTGTTTGCCCAGCCCAAGTAACCGCTCCTGCGGTGACCGGGATTACGGTGGCGATCGAGATCGTGACCGCTTGACCGGTCCAGGTAACGACACCGGCCGAGACTGCGAAACTCTGAGTAACGTTGACGGCCTGACCGGACCACAGGACCGATCCAGCTGTAACCGGAACCACCAGGGTTGGTGTGACCGTCTGGCCCGACCATGTAACTGAGCCCGTGGTGACTGGGACGGTGAGGTTCGCTGTAGCGGTTTGGCCGGTCCATGTGACCGAGCCAGCGGTGACGGTGACGGTGGTAACACCGGCTGCCGGGGCGGTCGGTATCCACTGCTGGGGGCGGGGCCGATAGTCAGGCCGGAAGATGCCCGGCATGGCTTACATCTCTCGCCAGATAAGGCTTCCCGAAACGGTGATGGAGTCCGTTGGTGCGGTGAGGAGGCGGAACGTCATGACGGTGGACAACTCCATGATGGGCCGGAGCTCCGGTATCCAGATCTTCTCCAACGGGATACGGATGTTCCAGGCGATGATGTCGATGAGCGTTCCACCGGTGGACGCCGTACCACGGTTCGCCACGATCGCACCCCGAGCCGCGCCATCGTTGCTATCGACGTAGGGCTGCTCGGTAAGTGCCGTGCCGGTAGCCCCAGCCGTAGCCCCTCGATACAGCCCGATCCTCAGCACTTCTTCCTGGGCATCGCCAAGGTCGGTGGTCTGCCCGAGGTTCATCTGCATCACTTCGATGCGGCATGTAGCCGGGGCGGTGATCTCGAAGACATCCGTGGCCGTGGTGAAGGCCAATGCGTCCATCGGGGCTGAGTAACTACCGGTCACTTCACATCCCCCTGATTGCTGGTGTCAAACCTGTTGGATAGATCAGCGAGGCCACGGCCGACACCACGTCCGTGAACGGGATTGGGATATGGGCATCGTTGGAGCTCGTCATGTTCTCAGTCCACGCGCCGACATAGGCCGTTCCTAGGTTGCCTGGACGAGACATCCCCGATGGCTGGAAACGATCGACAGCTACGATCGTGCGAGCCGAGGTGTCTGCCGTCAGAAGGCCGAGCGTGAATGACTTCCATCCAGACATAGCGTCGGCTTGGCTTTCGAGCCTCCACGTTCCGACGATGTTGTGCATCGTCGGGAAACGGATCGCCATTAGCCCGCCGCCGTTCGCAGGAACATGATCATGGTCCCAAGAGTCGAGGCGTTGGCGAACACCAGCATCTTGAGGCAACCGATGACGAAGGACGATGCGGCGAGCTCGGTCAAGCCGTCGATGTTCATGGGGGCGTCGCGTTCGATGTAGATGTTCGCCGCCACCCCCGGAACGAAGGCGAGTGGTGTGACGATCTGGATGGCGATGGCCCCAGCGGCGTCGGCTGCCGCAGCCTTGGTGTGAGCGCTTACCTGACGGACACCTACGTCTCCCGAGGCCAACGCGGCGAAGGGTGAGCCCACGTTCGGGAGTGCTAGACACCTATCCACCGGGTCTGTCGTCGCCGCCATGAGGTTGACCGCAGACGATGAGCCACCGGCTTCATCCAGGTAGGTGATAGTGGAGTTCGTAGCGGTCGGCGTGGTGCGGGCTGTGGTGACCGTAGCCACGATCTCGTTCGCCGAGCCGTTGGTCCCCGGTCCATATTGTCGGACGGTAGTCTCGGGGGACGCCACGGTTTCGGCGGTGCTCACGGTCAGGCGGAACGATCCGCCCTGGGTGTGCTGGTCTACCAGGATGCCGAAGTTTTGCGCCGAGGTCGTCCCCCAACCGATCGCGATGAGGTACTTCTTGTCCGGGTTCGTCGGGTTCGTCAGGTGAGACGAGAACGCGCCGGTTGTCGAACGGTCGGTGGACTGGTCCGTGGGGGCGGTGGCCGAGTCGTACACTCCAGCAGCGGGTGAGCCACCAGCCCTGAACGTGTCGTACCAGAAGCCAGCGGCGGTGGTGATCGAGGACTTCGCGATAACGATGTCCTCACCCTTGCCGTTGGCCCTGGAGTTGATGATGCCGTCGTACATCGTGATCGCGCCGACCTCATCGTGATGCATACGGTCGAACAGCCTGCGGACCGGGGAGCTCTCGTAGACGCCGGGGATGCGTTTGGTGATGCCGAACCGCTTGAGATCCTGGTCGATGAAGATGCCCCTACCCGGAAGCACGGCACCGAGTTGCGAACCATCCACTCCGGTGATCGCCGGCGTCCAGGTCTTCCATGAAGGAGACATGGTCCGGGCGACGTAGGCCATGTCGAGCAGTCGTGAGGCTAGGTTGTCCTCGTCGTATCTCGGCCTGACGCTGCTCAAGTCAGCACCGGGATCGCGGCGACCGTCACTACGCCAGAGGCGGCGGTGATTCGGACCATGGGGGGAAGCGCGACCTGCCCCGTGCCGTTACACGCTGCATCACGGACGCCGTTGATGATGCCCGTGCCGTTGCAGGGTACGTGGAGCGTCGGCGCTGGAGAAGCGGCGGTGGGTGAAGTGACTATGGTTGCCTCCTGAATCTGGGCTTGCAGAAGAGTGACAAGGTCGGAGATGAGCACTACGCCGCCACGTCGAACTGGATCTCTGCCAGGACATGGATCAGCTCGTCGTGTCCGAAGTAATAGAGCGCCGCATCACACGACGCCGCTCCCCCGGTCCACGACTGCCCGCTGAGGACGATGGGGTAGGTCTTGCTCGTCAGCATCCCGCCGCCGGCCTGCTGGTCTTTGACCATGATCTGATTCTGGGTGAACACATGGACGCCGGCCTGGGAGCAGTCCACCTGAACCTGGGGGTTCCAATGCTGCTGCGTGCCGACTCGGCGAGTGGCTTCCTTGGGGTAGACGGCGGTGAAGGTGATCGACTGGCCGTAGACCGGGTTCGGTTGGTCTAGGACGAGCGATGAATCGGCCAGAACGGGCTTGGCCGATAGCAATAGCAGCCCCACCAGTGGGATGAGCTTCTTCATCAGACCTCCGCGTCAGTTGTTGCCCGAGCAGGTCACGCCGGACAGAGAGCAGCCGGTGAGCGTGTCACCGTTCATCGTGTTGTTGCGGACCTGGACGTTATGGACCCCGCCGATGTTGCTGGCGCGGCTGTCCGACTGGATCTGGATGCCGTTGATGAGGTTGTTGCTGAACCAGTTGTCGTGCACGTCGATGTTCGCCCCGGACAGCACGCGGATTGCGGCGTTGGTGGTCTGGGCCGACAGGTTGTTGCGGATGAGGACGTTGCCCGAGAACGCAGCGGACACGTCGCTCACCTCGAACTTGAGGCCGACGGCTTGATTGTCCGTGATGCGTGAGTCCGTCACCGAGAACGGCCCATCACCATCTGCGACGATGCAGAAGTCGCAGTTGATCCCGTTCACGTTGTCGTGGAACCAGATACCCGTGGCGTGAGCGTTGCCTGCGACCGACTTGAGCCCACCCTGCCCACCTGATGCCCCGCCGTTGTGATCGAGCTCCGAGTCGATGATGTCGCCCGACCATGAGGCCACGGCTGGGCCGACGTTGTTGTGGATGCGCGAGAGCCTGACCTGGATCGACCGACCTGATGCACCGATGGCCTGGCCGATGTAGCCACCGGCCCCATCCACCGAGCCCGACAGGTCGAGGCCGCGGAACACCGCATCCCCCGTACCAGCACCGGTGGATTTGAACAGCGGCTGTCCGCTGGATGAGATTAGAACAGCGGCCGGGGGGGCTGCCCAGAAGGTCGGGGAGAACGGCGTCCAGGTCGGGAGCTTGGTAGCGGTGAGGTTGACCCAGACGTCTCCCTTGTCGAACGAGATCGGGGTGGCGACCGAGTAGGAACCGTTGGCCAGGCAGAACGTAGTCCCTGGGGGTTGGGCTGCAGCGATCGCTACGAGGTCGGCCCCCGCCGCCACTTGAACGCCGACGCATGAGGGAGGGGTTGCTGTCGTGGTCGTGGGCGGCGGGGGACTGGTTGGGGGGGTCGTGGGGGCCGTTGTTGGAGGGGCGGTCACGGTCTGCGTAACCGTGGCGGTCTGGGTGATGGTCTGGGGGGGTTCGGCTATGGCAGCGTCGATCTCGGACTGAGCCTGGTCTAGCAAGCCTTGTGCAGTGGCTAGATGCCCATTGGGGTCAGCGGCTAGCGAGACGCCCGTAACCGTAGCTACGGTGAGGACGGCAAGGAACGCCAGAATGAACTTGCGCAAGGGGCCTCCTCGGGGCGCGGGAAAGACAAAACGGCCCCAGGGTTGCGCTTACCGTACATCGAACAGAGGTTCGAGTCAACCGAGCTGGGCTTGGCCCTCTATCTCTTTTTCCAGTTGCCTCAGCCGGCGTAGCTTCTCCTGGAACTCGGGATCCTGCTCTGCCCAGGCTTCTACGAGGATGTCGTTGGCCTGGTCAAGTAGGGGCGTGATCCTACGCAGGGGTCTAGCGGCCTGGCGTACCCGCCAACGTATGCGCTTGTGCATCCCCGAGGCAGCGGTGTCGCCGGTTGGGTCTGTGTCACCGAAGTTCCCCCGGCCGATGGGTTTCTCGTAGCCGTCCCCGCTGGTCTTTCGGAACGCAGCGTCGTAGAGATCGGCGTAGGCATCGCCTACCTGTTGGGCTAGGTCGGCTAGTTCACCTGCGGTCTTCACAATCCTGGTCATCTCGGCTGCTATGGCTTCGGGAACGGGCATTGCGGGCCTACGGGTCATACCTTCTCCTCGGCTAGGGCGGCGCGGGCGTCGGCCTGTATCGCTCGACCGTCATCCATGCTCACGATCTCCGGTTCGGCTATCCGTTCCAACGCCGCCCGCAGCCGCTCGACTTCGGCCTCGGCCTTGTCCCGTGCCGCGTCTATCTGCACCAGACGGGATGACTCCGACCTGATGTGTTCGGCACGCTGGTCGTACAGCCCTTGCAGCCGCTCGACCTCGGCCTCTATGCGGCCGAGAGCTTGAGCATGGCGACACAACGCCCAATCCCCGCAGCGTATGTCGTGCGGCTCCCGCACCGTCTCGAAGTCGTTCACGCGCACGAAAATTGCCGACTCCAGGTGCCGTTGGAGATCGCCATCCGCACTGAGACGACAGCCTGCGAGAGCACGTTCGTCGGCGAGGAGGGGACGCCGATCCGAGCGCCCCAGGTCCGCCAGCGCCCGAACCATGACGACGTGATGTGCTGGAACGTCCCAACGTGTCCGTCGCCGCCGTAGACGTCCTGGAGATCGGTCCCGCTCTCGCAGTGCCCTATCGCCACCGCGTAGCGCGGCGAGCCGGGCGAGTCGAAGGCGTGCGCGATGCACCAGATCAGCGGTGCTCGCTCGCTCACATGGGTCCACGGATGATGGTCGGCGCACCTTGCCACTCTCGGTCTATCCTCCAAACGCCGGGCTTCTGCTGCGTTGCCTGGTGGCCCGATCGCCCATCCCGCCAAGGCTGCGGCGATCGCGGCCGTCACAAGTGCTCGTTTCACGTCTGCACCTCCGTCGTCGTCGGGCGCTTCGGCGCCACGGCCTACGGATCGGTTTGTATGGGCGTCACCCCCACTCGGTCTCGGCGTCCATGTGCCCGCGCCGCCAACGCCTCGAAACGTTCGTCACCGATGACCGAACGCCAGAAGGCTTCTTTCTCGATCGGATGCGAGTCGAGGTATTGGTGGCAGCCGTAGCACAGGGCTAGGGCGTTATCTGGGTCGAACCGGGTCGCCTTGGTTCGGCGGGTGAAGTGATGGGCGCAATGAAGGCCGCGATGATCGGGCATCGACTTGCACCGCTGGCAGTACCACCCGTCACGCGCCCTGATCTGAAGTGAGAACTTCACGTCAGCCTGAGTCCTTCGGATGCCGCTCATGCCACCCTCACCAGGTGTTCTAGTAACTGCTCTCCGATGAACTGGGTATAGGCGGGGGGAATGGCTTCAGCTATCTCATCACCCGTCATCCAGTCGATGCCCATGGCTGCCTTCCATCTGGGGTCAGTAACCCCGGTAATGCCGTCACGTCGCTTGCTCTTGGTGTTGTAGGGATTCAGCGGGTGAGGCACGAGGTCATGCCGGCAGGGTGGAGACATGATCGGAGGTACCGTCTCGAAGTAGCGGTGCCGCCATATCGGCAGACCGAATGAGGAACCACATAGCATCCCACCCGTCAGCGGTGCGCCCTTCACGTTCTCGATGACAAAGGGCAACCCTGTTGCCTTCAACATCGCACGGGTAGGTTCAATCAGCCGCTCGGTGGGACGAGCTCGATGCCGTAGGTGTGGGCTATAGGCCTGGCATGGCGGACTCGCGTGGATCACGTCGAACCTGGCAACCGACCAAGTAGCCGTGCTCTGTCCTAAATCACCCCACCCAACAACCATATAGCGGAGAACTTCCAGTGCATCTGCTTCCTGGAACTCGAACGGATAGTGAGGCTGTGGCTTGATGTCCACGCCGACCACATCGAACCCAGCCTGGTAGTAGCCCATAGCTGCACCGCCGGCACCGCAGAACAGGTCGAGTAGAAGCGGCCTACTCATGCGTCCACCGGGGTAGGCACGCCGGCCTCGAGCCTCTCGTATCGGAGCTCGAACTCCTTCTTCCGCTTGTGGGTGTTGGCAGTCACCTGCAAGGGATCGGCTGCTGCGATCTCTAGCCACCCGATGACCCGAGCCCGTTCCCATTCGAGGGAATGGTTGTGCTTGCTCTTGCCCGTGATCCCCCCAACCGCGTCTGCCATCTCGGCGCAGGCTTTGCACCAGCCCTTACGGATACGGCCTACCTCATCGGTGTCGTGGCCTCGCTTGCAGAATCGTTCCTTGGGGCGGGTCATCATCCCTCCTGATTCAGCAGCGATAGGGTGCTGCTCTTCGAGCGGTCGGTCTCCAGGGACTTCCTCGCCATCTCGGCGTAGGCCGGCGAGAGTTCGATGCCGATGAATGACCTACCAAGACGTAGGGCTACTACTCCGGTGGTTCCTGAACCAGCGAAAGGATCGAGGACGGTGCAGGGGATCGGGTCGGCGGTGTGGGAGCAGGTCGGTGTCCAGCCCTTGAACTCAGACTTGACCGGAGCCGAGTGGCTGTTGGTCTTGGCTTCACGGAACGCCGAACCCTTGCCCCCTTCGCCGTAGAACCGCTGGGTCTTGGCCCATTCGCGGTAGTCCTCGCGGACCTCCGTCTCTCTCACCCACGCCGCCCCACACTCCGAACAACATCCCTTCTCACTCGTTCCCGCCTTGATACAGGGCTCTACAAGAGCCTTTGGAAACGTGGCGAAGTGGGCTTCGGGGAATGGCTCGGTTGGGATGTTCCAGACCGAGCGGAGGTTGCGGCCTGCGGAGGGATCGCCCCCCGAGACTGAGCCATTCATGCGCCGTGGCCCACGTTCGGCGTTCCCGACCTCCTGGAACACGTCATAGGTATGAACACGCCGACCGTACTCAGCCGGTTCCCTCACCGCGTCGGCGTCGTAGAAGTACCGCGCCGACTTCGTGAGCAGGAAGACGTATTCATGGGCCTTGGTCGGGCGGTCGGTCACCGATTCCGGCATGGGATTGGGCTTGGCCCAGATGATGTCCGATCTCAGATACCAGCCGTCGGCTTGGAGGGCGAAGGCTAGACGCCAGGGCACTCCAACCAAGTCCTTGGGTTTCAGGCCGGGCGTTCGAGACGTGTCCATCCCCGAACGTCCGCGGGGGTCTCCACCCTCAAGCGGCCCCGAGTATCCACCCCTACCGTTGCCTGGGTTCGTGGCGTACGAATCCCCCATGTTCAGCCAGACCGTGCCGTCATCCCGCAGTACCCTTCGGACCTCTCTGAATACCTCGACCATCTTGGCGACGTATTCCTCCGGGGTTGATTCGAGACCGAGTTGGGAGTCGATACGGACGGCACCGCACTTGCCACAGACATCCTTGAACATCGCTGAGGCCGAGCGCTGCGCCGTCGTCGTCTGGTTCCCGCCATCGCGGGCATTGTTCAGGGTCGCGCGGCGAAGGCCGGGGTCATCACCGTCGAGCGGGATAGGTCGCCGCAGGTGGTCACACGCCGCATCTCCGCCATCCCACGACGCCGTTCCGTAGTCCCGAAGACCCCAATACGGGGGAGAGGTAACGACGGTCTGGATCGAGCCGGCGTCGAGCTCGCGCAGGCGGATGGTGCAGTCGCCCTCGAGGATGCGCCAGGTCATTTCAGATTGCCTTTCGCCCGCCACCGGATCAGCGTCAGCGCGATTTCCTCCTGGATCAAGGGCTGCAACCATCGGTAAACAAGGCGACGAATCATGCGCAACTCCACGGTGACCAGCCCATGCTATGAGCCATCCGCGCCGTGATCGTCAGCATCGTTCGAGAGTTCTGCCACCTCGGCGATAGCTGCCACATAGGCGGCGAATAGGACCTCACCCGACTCGCCCACGATGCTAAGGCGTGCTGACCCAGGCCGACGTACGGACCCGATGTATTGAAAGCCAAGCGATTCCACCCACTCTCGCACGAGACGACGCTTCTGAACTCCGTCCAGCCCCCCGGAACCTGGGCCCAGGGCTTGGACAAGACGCAGAGTGCCGTCCTTCGTTCCTCCTTCGCCGTCCACGTTCCCGGATCGACCCACTGGTATCGGCATTGCCTCTCACGCATCTCCCGTTGATGGACTTGAGCTTGCGCTGGTGTTGCTAGGGTCAGGGTCATCAAGATCGCTAGTAGGTAACGCGTCATTCTCACCTTCTCTCGACCAGTGGAGAACCTTGCCGCAGTAGTGGACGAAGGTTTGATCTGCCTTGATAGCCGCGTTGAGCTTTGCCCTGTCCACGGGCTCGTAGCACCCCGTGCAGATGGTTGGTATCCGGTACTCCTTGTCCTTCTTCCGGGTCATGGTTTGCTTCTCTCTTCTGAGTTCCCGGAGCGAGGGCTGGGGAGATGAGGGCCTAGGTTCAGACCCTCATGACGTTCCCGTCGCTTCGGGAGGTCGTCAGAGGTCACCCCGGGGATTACTCGGGGCGCAGGACCGGCATACACCGTCGCTCGATAGAACAGGCTGCCCGGGTCTGCCTTCACCAGCCAGGCGAACGGTTCGGGGGAAATAGGAAGTGACACCGTTCCCGGGCGACTTCGCCCTGTGGCCCCTTCGGGTTCACAGGATCGGGGCGTTAGACTGGCCCTCACAGTCGGACGGCCGATTCTAGCATGTCAGGATTGACCTGTCGCCTGTGGTACTTCCCTCTTCCTCGTTGCACCGCAGTCACATACGAGGTGGCTACGGATTCCCTGCCTCATCTGCCAGTCATGTTCGTGCGGAGAGGAGGCCGGGGTCCCTTCCCCAAGGCGGTCCACAGTGGACCCCCCGACCTCCTCCCCACGATCCTCGGAGCCGGCCCCTGCTTGTGGTGGTGACGGGGAACCCTCGACAGGTTCATATGCGCCTAAGGCAGGCTCCGAAGTCTTGGATAGCCACTCAACGAAGTGCTCGGCTAGGTCGGTGATCATGTCGGGCTGGCGCGTGATGCCCTGACAGGCCACCGCCGCAGCCTTGAGGGCTACGGCGCGGCGTATGTCGTCGATCTGCTCAGGGGAGCGGGCATTGACGGTCCGTTGCCCCGGAGCAACCCCCGTAGTTACGCCGCCCCCCTGAGCCCCTGGGGCGGTGTACGTAGCAGCACCGCCCGGAGTTCCAAACCCCTTGATGTTGAACTTGTCCCGCCCGGTCTTGGTCTGGCCCTTGGACTCGAGGGTGAACTCCTGCGCGATCCCGATGGCCTCCCTGAGCAACCCCTGCACCTCGAGGGCAGCGTCGTGGTCCTTCCTCCCCACCGACCCCACCGTCTCATCGGTGAACATGGCGGTGACGTAGTAGACCGTGCCGTTAGGGCCGTCCCATTTGTTGATGTCGTCGATGACGCTTGAGACTTCCTTGATCGTCACTCTGAGCCCACCTCCGCGATAGGGTCACCGTCGTCTACGAACACCAACCGGATAGGGCCTGGGCAACGGAGGTCGTGGGTGTCGTAGTCCTCGACATACCGGTAGATGAACCCGCAATCGGGACAGACGGCCTTGATCGCCAGCGGAATCATTCGTCGTCCACCTTGATGAACCGGCCGAGCAAGATCCCGATGACGAGACTGAGCAAGAACCAGGAACCCATGATGAGCCAGCCTGTAGTGGGACTCATGCGCCCTCCTCTGCATCTAGATCGGGGTGAGGTTCAGGGGAGCGGCCCGGCCCGACAGAAACACCGCGGTCTTCCGCTGCCGCACTTGCGCTGTTACCGCCCCCCTGAAACTTGGTCAACCGGTTCCGTAGGTCGATGGCCCATTGGGTTGAGCCGAACACTCGGGCCTTGAGCAGCTCGCCCATCGTCCTGATGCCACGGGTGTTCTCTTGGAACAGTTCCTGCTCGACCCTGCGGCCCTGCTCTATCTGCGTGATGAGGTCAGCCCGCTCGAGTTGGCGCTTACGCCCTAGGAGCGTCATATGTTCCGCCCATGCCTAGCCGTAGCCTTGTGCTCGCCCCATCTGGCCTGGGCCAGTTCCAGGGTTTCGGTCTTGCCCAGACCAATCGCCCTGCCGGTGCGGAGATTCCGACAGGCTCGACAGGACACCTGCCAACGCTGGTGGCCGTCCCAATCACGATGACGGACTGCCCTGCCCCAGGCATCGAGCTTCATGCCTCCACCAGCTCATCGAGCATCTCGACGATGAGTTCGCGCCCTTCCTCGCAGAAGTGATCCTCGGTGTACCTATCTCCGATGTGGCAGAAGAAGCACCGGAGGAAGTGCCTCCCGAACGCTTCCCCTGGAGAGTCGTGGGCGGGGGGAAGCTGGGCATCCGGGAGGGATGATGCAGCCTCGACCCCCGCCACACGCTTAGTCACGGCCAGCCCACTTCGGCCCGCCGATGAAGTGAACCTTGCACCCGGCCTCGGTGATAGCCCGGACATCGCAGGCGCTGGCCCCCGTACGCTCGGGCCACATGATGCCCTGGCGCTCGACCATGAACGTGTCAACCTTGGTCACGGTCTCCACCTGCTCAAGGGTGTCGTGCTTCATGCAGTACGTCGTCCAGGTCACGTCAGCACGCTTCCTGAACGAACTCATCGAACACGGCACCCTCGTAGGCGTCTGAACCCAGTTGAGGGTCGGTGGTGATGAATGAAGTACGAGCCGCCGAGAGGCCGTATCGGTCGATCAGGGGGCAGATGGTGTCCTGCCCATCGATAGCCCACAGGATATCGACGCCCTCCGCGACGGTTGAACCCTCGTAGCTGGTGAGGCCGGCGGTCTGCTCGATCGGAGTGCTCGGCGTCGTGGCCTGCTCCGGATTGGGAACCTTGCCGAGCCCCCCCAGGAGAAGCAGCACGACGGCCGTTCCGAGAACCCAGGGCCAGACCTTGCGGCGCTTCGGTGCGATGACAACCTCGGGCCGATATCGCTGGTCCGGCCTCGGTGGTGTGTGGCTTTCCATCTTGCCCTCCCTTTCGCTAGACACGGGTGCAAATCTGGCATGCAACTCGCTCCCTGTCAAGAGTGAATCACCAGTCTGTCACTCTCATTTCGAGGGTGTGGGGAGAATGGGGGACTAGGACTAGTACGTTCGGCGTATGTAGATTTGGCACTCACAAGTCGATACGCCAGAACAGGGAGGTGGGTACGTTGAGGCGATCTAAGGTGGAGGAGCGTCGTCGCCAGTTGCGGCTGGACCTCCTCGAAGTGCCCTGGGATCCAGACGGCCGGGAAATCGTTCGAG